GAAGCGGACCCCGGCGACCAGGTCCCCGGCGATGCCGTCGTACAGCTCGAAGGCGTACACCCGCCCGCGCAGGTCGACCCCGCCAGGGTTGCCGTCAACGGTGGTGGTGTGGGCGCGGCCGATCTCCACCTGCGCCGACGAGTCGTGGATGCTGGTCGTCGACCCGCCGGTCACGGTCGCGCCGAGCTGGGTCCAGGAGCCGTCGATGTCCGAGGCGGTGTAGAACTTCACGTCGTAGCCGCCGGCGCCGTTGTTGACGTCCAGTGTCACCCGCACCGCGAGCCGGCCCGAGGCGGGCACGGTCACCGCCGCCGTTGAGGTCTCGCTGATGAGCCCGGCCGAGGTGCCGTCGTCGCTCCAGGTGAACGTGAGCGTCCCATCCGACCGCAGCCACAGCACCCAGGCGCGCTCGTCCCCGACGGTCAGGTACTGGTTGCACAAGCCTTGGTCGTACCAGTCCCAGTGGTCGGGCTGGATGTCGATGCGGATGTCGATGTCGCCGGTGACCGACAGCGCGGCCGAGTCGTCGGTGCCGGCCTCGGTCTGCGGTGGGCTCGCGCTCGCGTTCGAGCCGTAGGCGCCGCCGAGCAGCAGGTACTTGGGCAGGGTGTCGTCGAGGCGGACCCGCATGGGGGTGTTGCGGCCGAGTTGGCCGTAGAAGGCGCCGACGGGGTTGCGGGCCGACAGGTCCCCCGAGCGGTTGTTGGCGGTGAGGGTGCACACCGACGGGTCGACCTCGGTCGCCTCATCGGAACGGCCCCGGCGGATGGTCAGGTCGTCGCGGCCATAGACCAGGGCGGTGATGTCGCTCCAGACCCTCGTGCCGGTCGGGGGGCCCAGGAAGCCGAGCGGGTAGTCGCTGACCGCCATCGCGAAGTCGTCCAGGTCAGCCGTCCACGTCTGGGCGGTCCCGCTGGTGCCCCACAGGCCGTTGTGGACGACCTCGGCGCCGTTGCCGGTGGTGGTGATCCGGTCGTACTCGATGCCGTTGATCCGCACGTCAGCGGTCCAGGTGTCGCTCGCATAGGAGCCCTTGGCCTCGACCAGGTACCACTGGTCAGCGACGACCTCCGGACCCGAGGCGGCGTCGTTCTGGTCCAGGTCCCACTTCCAGAGCCCGGTGGTCGTGTTGTAGAAGAAGGTGAAGTCGTCGACACCGGCGACGGTGATGCAGGCGAAGATCGACGGCGGCGGCGCCGACGGCAGGCTCGGCAGCCGCACGTAGAACCGGACCGACCAGTAGGGGTAGCTGGCCGCGCCGTCGCGCCACAGCCGCTCCCGCCAGCGCAGGTACGAGGTGCTCGCGGCCGGGGCCAGCTCGACGCCCATCGTGCCGTTGCGGAGCGAGCCGGCCTGGACGGTCGGGACGACGGCTGAGGTCGCGTCGAAGTTGTCGGTCGGGGTGGCACCCTCGAAGTCCTCGGTCAGCAGGACCCCGGCGAGCGCGTCCAGCTCGACGGTCAACCCGACCGGGGTCGTGGGGAACGTCACCAGGCCCACCCCGCAAAAGTGGCCGTTGCCGGGCCGAGAAGGCCTCTAGGACGGCCGGAGGGTGGATGGCTGGTCATGTGCCCAGGACCGCCTGCACGTCGCCGCCACGGGCCCGAATCGCCTTGCGCATGATCTCGACCAGCAGGTCGTCCATGCGGCTGCCACCGGAGCGGACCTCCAGGACCAGCCGCCCACCTCCACCGCCGGCGGCGTGCTCGAGCTGCGCGCGGGTCTGCCCGGCCGGGGTGACCTTGCTGCCGACGGGGAGGTTGACGAGCTCGGGGCCCTGCTCGCCGACAAGCACGCGGCTGAAACCAGAGAGGCCACCTGATGCCATCCCCCGGCCGCCCATGATTCCGCCTGCCTGTGCCCCCACGATCCCGCCTGTCGCGCGTGGTTGCTCCCGGGCGGAAGCGAACGCTCCAGATCCCGGGTTGCGGAGGACGACCTCACGGTAGTAGGTGGTGATCTCGATGCTTGTGCCCCGTAGGCGGTAGATCCGCTGCTGGAGCGCGTCGAGTTGCTTGTTGATGCCCGCTCGGGCCCGGATGACCGATGCCAGCGCCGAGCGGAACGGCGCTCCCATCGGGCCGGGCAGCTTTGAGAACAGCCGCAGGATGCCCTCGATCATGGTCCCGACGATTTCGAGCGATGACCGCTCAAATCTGATCATGAACTCGGCGACATTTGCGAAAACGTCTTTTATGAGCTGGCCGCCGTGCTTGAAGTCCTCCACGTCCTGATTGAACGACGTAACCAGGAAGCCCAGTGTTGCGGTGAGCAGATCAATGGTGATGATCGTCAACGACAGCAGGTGGTTAAATGCCGTGATGGTGTCTTTCTCGGACATCTTGTCAAGCATCCGCGTAATCGCATCGGCAATTTCCGGGGCCCGGTCGGACAGCGTTTGGAATAGCTCGACGATGGCCGGCATGTTGTCAACGATGGCCGGAACCAGCTCTTTCGCGAAGTCGCCGAAAATGTCGACCAGCAGCGGAATAATCGGTTCAGCCGCCTTGAACAGCTTCTTTAGCTCAGGCTCAAGGTTTTTCACCATCAGGGCGATATCGCGAAACGCCTGGGTGAAGGTGCCTTGTAGCGGCGCGGCCGCTTCCTGGAGTGTTTCGACGATCGTGTTCTTCGCCCGCTGGAACGACGGCTTGAGCTTCTTGGCCAGAATCGCGCCGGCGCCGGCGACCACAGCACCGCCGATGCCAAGCAGGATTCCGGAAGTGACCGCTGTTGCAACTACCTCCAGCACAGCAGCGCCGATACTAACGCCGAGCGCGCCGACGATCGGGGTGGACAGCAGCGTCTCCAGCGGATGCAGCAACCCCGACATCGCTTCCTTGTCGGGGGTGAACAGGTCGCCGAACAGCCGGCGGAGCCGGCCGCGGTCCCGACGCACCGACCGGTCGAATGCGTTAGTGAAGCGGTGGCCGGCGCGGTCGCCGGAGCGGCCGGCCTCATGTTCGACCACATCGCGGGAGACCCGACGGAACGAATTTGCGTCGAGGCGGGCATGGACCTCCACGTACCCGTCCGCGATCTTGAAGGCCACCGGTCAGCCCCGCTTCCTGTAGAGCGCGAGCCGCATGAAGGCGTACTCGCGGTTGCCGGGATGGTTGGCGTGGCTGATCGGGTGCGACAGCTCATCCCACCACAGGGCCCGCTTGATCCGCGGCCGGATGACATGAGCGCGGCTGCCGTACTCCAGCGCCGCCCAGTGGTCGGTGCCGACATAGACCCGCCGGCCCTGCTGCCGGACGCTGTCGAGCAGGTCGTTGGTGTCGACCAGGCCGTCGTTGACGATGTTGTCGCGGGCGTCGTTGGCGATCTCCTGGGCCATGTCGACGGCCAGGCTGCGGGCGTGCTCCCTCGCGTGGGTCTGCCACCCCGGCGCCATGATGACCAGGACCATCAGACCCTCACCTCCATCGGAAGGGCGAGGTCGTCGAGCTGCTGCGGTTCGACCTCGTCGACCAGGTCCTCGTCGGGCAGGTCGGCAGGCAGCTCGTCAGCCTGGTCGTCGGCGTAGGCCTCGGCCACGGCCCGCATGGCGCCAGGAAACGCGAGGGTCCGCTCGCACAGGGCCACGAACCGGGCCGCGTCCAGGTCGCCGAACTGGCCGTCGCCGATCCCGTCGATGCGGTAGAAGGCTCGGAAGTCGGCGTCGAGGTCGTCGAGGAAGCGGGCAATCCAGGCTACCTCCTCGACCCGCCCCGGCCATTTCCCAGTTGCGCCCGCCGGGCGGCGAGGACCTTCTTCTCGATGTAGCCCCACAACGTGGCCATCTGCTCGTCGGTGACCGAGTCGGACTCCTGCAAGGCGTCGACGGCGTCGTCGCCGAGCAGGTCGCGGATGAGCCACCCTGACGCGGCCGCTTCGCCCTGGCTGGCGGCGAGGTCGAGGAGTCTGAGGGTCGTCGCTGGCTTGATGCGCTTGGGGATCGTGTACTCGACCCCGTCGAGGATGAAGAACACCTCGCGTTCGTCCTCGACGGGGTCGCCGTCGATCTGGACCGGTTCGAATGTGGCCACAGGGCCTCCTTCCCAGTGGGCGGCTGACAACTACGACCAGGTTGGGACGGCGCCGTCGGCCAGGACCCCGGGCGCCTTCCAGGTGAAGCCGCCGTCGTTGGCGCGGGTGAGCGCGTAGTCGGTGAACAGGCACTCGGTGGAGAGGGTCTGGCCGGACACCCCGAGCGCGACCGTGCGGGTGACCGAGGTCGACGGGACCGTCTTGAAGGTCGCGTGGCTCTTGCTGGCGGCGTCGTTGAAGACGCCATTCAGGTCGATCGAGAAGTCGGCCAGCAGCAGCAGCCGCTCCATCGCGCTCTTGTCGACCCCGGTGATGTCCTGGACCCCGCGGGGGGTCGCGAACTCGAAGTTGGTCACGTCGTTGGCGATGTCGTTGTTGTCGTTCCCGGCCGAGCTGTCCACGGTCAGCGTCGACCAGCCGAGGCCACTTTCCTTCGCTAT